ATGGCTACGCATCATGTTATCGCGGCCGCGATGGCTGCGTTTGTTTGTGTGTCCGCACAGGCGGACAGCATCTCAGATTATGTTCACCTTGAAGTCGGTGTCGGCGGGTCCGCATATCAACGCGGCCGCGACGGACGCTGGGTGCAGGACGGATTCCCTCATAAAGTCGACCTCACGGCTCCGGCATTCGAAGTTGGTCTGACCGGGGATCTGTACCAGGCCGCGAAATGGGGGATCTCGTGGCACGTCGATTACGTTTGGCTCGGCACGGTCAAGACGCAAAGTCTCGCGACGCCGAACGACGCGAATTACAACCTCAAAACAAAATCCTGCAACGGCCCGTGCTGGCCACTCGCGAACTATGTTGGCAGCGGGCACAACCAGGGCTTCGCGTTGACACTCGAGCCTCACTACGACGTCGGTGGTTGGCGCTTCGGAGTGGAAGGCGGCCCGTACGTCTACAGATCGACCTGGTCCGAAGACGTTTCGGGATGGGTTGCCTCGCCGGATTCGTCGCCGACCAGTTTCCACATCAACAACAACCCACAGTGGGCGATTGGCGCTGTCGTGGGTGCATCTGTCAGCAGAAAAAATCTGACACTGTCTTATCGCTACTTCATCAACAAGGCGCGCCCAAGCGACCCGACACCACCGGTCTGGGACGCAACTCATGTCGTCATGCTCAAGTACCGGTTCTAACAATATGAATACGACCACGAATATCGCCGAACAATTCAACGTCAACGCACCCATCCGTAGTGATGCGCGAGCCGTTATCGAGTTATCCGAATTCGTTCGAAGGCTGGCAACCGATCGCCAGGTTCCGTTCATCATCCAAGCTCAGGCGCTTCACCTGCTCAGGAGCCTGCAGCGATGAAGTTGTTCGCAACATCGGATATCGCGAGTTCGATCCGCGCCGCACATGCCGCCTACACGCATGTTCTGGTGAACCGCGGGTACACGACGATCAAACCGGTTTATTTCCGGTCCGTGCTGATCGCCGATCTGCCCGTCTATCAATGGGCCTACTGGAATCAGGCTACCGCGGGTCAGCTGAAACGCTGGCGCGAATCGGGCGGAGTTCTACTCGACCAATACACCTACTCTGATCAGGCGGGCGCCGCCGACGTGCTTGTATTCGTCGAGTGCCCGATGACCATGGATCGTCTCGCCCGGTCGTGGCAGCACATAACCGAGTACACCGTCGTGCCACGCCCTCATACCTGGACCGTACACGAGCAGTGCATCGAATTGCGCACACCAACATCCGATCGGCTACGCATGCTGTGGGATGTCTGCAAGGGTGCTCGTCTAACAGACGCCCAGCTGGCTGACGCGGTAGACCTTCCGACGCAGCACGTGATGTATATGCGTGCCGCTCTTAAGCCAGTCGAGGAATGGCAGATAAAGCGGAGGCTGGAGCCTGAATTCTCCGCGTTTTCCGATGCGTGGGAATGGCTTGGCAGCGTCCGGAACGCGAGCAAGAAAGAAGTCCGCGAATCAGGACACAAAGCGGCCATCAAGGAAATGGCCCGACTCGGTCACATCTCGCTGGAAAAGGTCCAGTGTTACGGCGATCAGGATCCAGACTGGGCTGCGCTCGACAAGAGGCGAGATTTGGCTATTGCGGATCTTGCTGCAGTTCGATCACTCGTTGAGTCGCTTCCCGACCATCTTCAAGCTTGATCGTGGTCTGTCGGATCTCTTTTATGCGCGGTGCGTTCTGATGATAGAGCGTGTTCAACTCGCTAAGGGCATGCTCGATCTCGCGGTCGCCCGTGACTTGCTGATGCCCGCCTCGTAGTGCAATGGCTGCCTGAAGCTTCACCTTGGCCATCGCCGCACTATCGCCATGATCCATAGTGGCGAGATCGTGAAGTTCCTCGATTCCTACGACCTTGTATGCAAGGCTCAGATCGGCCAGGCGGTTCTCGAACTGCTCCACGCTCATCCGTGAATAGGCAGGATCGACCTTTACCTTTTCGATAGCGGCAGCGTAATTCTGCAGCTCAGCAGAATTGCGAATGTACCGGTCAAGCTCCTGAGCGGTGCAGTCGAGCGTGCATGATGCGAGGAAGAGATCGCCCTTCGCTTCGTTCAGGGCAGTTTTGATTGATTCCTCTGAAATCAGGCCTGCTCGCATGGACCTTCTCATTTTCTGCCTCGCATCGGCGCTTTCCCCGCCGGCTTGCGTGCGCCGGTGTTTGCGACACTCGAGTAACGCTTCGCTTCTTTCGCGGCATGCGACTTTGCTGCTGTGTGACGCGATCGATCTTGCATGATCTCTTGCGCACGCGCGAGCGTGTCGGCATCCGACTGAGCGCGCCAACGCTTCTCATCGTCCGACACCGACGGCATTGCTGCTTTCTTTGTTGCCATTCGAATCTCCTAGTACGAGAGGCCCTTCGCGTAGCCCATTCGCTGCAGCTCGGGCAATTGCTTCTTCAGACGACCGACGCCGATGTCCGTTCGATAGAACGGGCTATTCGGAATCTTCACTTTCTTGATCGCGCTGTACGCCGAGCGGCGCGCGCCCGTTATCGTCTCACCAGTGCCCGTCGCGATCATCACGTAATCACCGGCCGTTACCGGCCCCGGGAGATCGACGACCTTACCGTTCACCTCACGCGGCGCGACACCCATCATCACCTCGGAAAAGTGCAGGTGCTGCGTGTCCTCGGCACCGTATATCGGGATGCCGCACAGTTCCTTGTTCGTGATCTTTGAGTACGGGAAGTCGGGCAACGCCATGAGAACCGACACACAGATCTCATCCATGCGGATTTTTAGCGTGTCCTTACCCTCCAGCTTGTCGACCATCCACTGCGCAGGATCGCCTTCGATCAGAGCGGTCAGGTTGTGCCGGATCGGCCAGCCGTCGCGCATCGTCCATTCGAGCGGGAACGGACCCTTCCCGTCTGTCGAGATCATGCAATTGACGTCGACGTAACCGACGTAGCCGATGCGGTGCAGATGATCGGTGGCGGGCTTCAGGACTTCGTCGGCCAGCTTCGACTGCTTCACGACACGCACCGTCGTGCCCATCTCGCCCGTGTTCACGCCGAGATCGCCGTTCATGAGCTTCTTGTTTTCCCAGTTCTCGACCCACCCCTTCGACCAGCCGTCGGGCCCGAAGAAACCGCCGACGGCCATCTCGATGCCGTCGATCTTCTCCTGCAGGATAAAACCGTCCTGACGCGCCGCCGCGCGGTACTTGTCGATCTTCTTCCACCGACCAAGCATGTAGACCATATCAGCCGCGCTATTCGCCACGTACGACATCGCGCGCTCGCCGTCGCCTGACGGCTTCGACACGAATGGCATGCCGTGCTTCTTTACGTACGCGATCGCACTGTCGTAGTCGTGGAACGTCTTTCCCGGGATGATGCGCATGCCGCACTCTTCCATCACCTTCTGGCCAGCTTCGCGGTCCAGTTCCCATTCGACCGCAGCGAGGTTGCAGCCGAAGATCGGATAGCCGATCTTTCGATACGGTTCGAGCAGATCGAGGTAACCGACGTTGTCGGGCGTATAGATCAGGTCGGCCCAGCCGATCCACTTGCGGCGCAGTTCGTCGTAGTTGCGGATCTTCGGCACGAAGCCTTCGCCGGCATGGCGGTCGGTGCCATCCGGACGAGGCTTGTCGTACCACATCACCTGATGGCCGTAGTCCTGACAGCGCATGAGCCAGTCGAGGCAATTGGAACCGACGTCGATCGCCAGAATTTTCATTGGTTGGAGTCCCTTGTTACTTCCTGACCGTAAAGCGCCCGCAGCGAACCCATCGCCGCATTGCGCGCCGCCGGCGTACCGGCTACATAGGACTTGCGCAGCAGTTCCCTGCCCTGTTCTGTGAGCAGTGCCTTCGATGCGATGTACGGCGTCACGATGGACGCAGCGGCTGCACCGGGATGGGCGAGCGCGATCGCCGCAGTGCCGATCAGGTGACCGGCGGCCGACGTGCCTGATGGATTCGCACCCGTGCGATCGCCGGCGCGCGCCATTGTGTCTGTCACATCCTTGATGTCTTTGATCTCTTTGGCCGAGAAGCCCATCTCTTCGAGCTTCGGTTGCACCTTGTCGATCTCACGGCGGAACTTCGCGAACGAGATCGCGTTCGACCCGGGCGCGGTGTTTGCGGCTTGCTCCAGACCGTTACGCAGCACGTACGACTTCGCGTCCTGCAGCACCTGCGGCGCATGCTCGCGCAGGATCGACGTCACCTGCGCGGCCTGGCTGGGCTCCATCGACAGGTATCGCTTCGCGATCGCTTCCGGCGCCTTCGTCGAGAACGTCTCGCCAGTGAACGCAGCATCCGTCACATCCTTCCCGAGCAGCTTGCCGAGCGCGGACTGCTCGATGTACTCGATCGATTTCGATGCCTTCGCATAGTTATGGTTTGCGTCTTTCAGCGCCTTCGCGATCGGCGTGTTATCGGTGCTCGCCGCGTCGAAATCCTTGTTTACAGCGTTGAATAGGCGCCGCGCGAGCATCTGGTTCGCGTTCGGGTCGATGTCACTGAAAATGTTGCCGGTGCGACGCGCAGCCTTGCCCCATGCGGAGCGCGTTTTCATCGCATCAGACACGGCCGCCGTCTTCGCACCAGGCACAGGCGGTGCAGCGATGCGGGCGGGCTGTCCGGACGGTAGAACAATCGGCGACGTCGGCGCAGCGGCCGGCGTTTCGGTGAGCTGATCCAGGAGGGTGCGCGCCTGGCTCGCGATCTTCTTCGCATCACCGGCCGGCACATTCTCGTTTTCGCCGATGATCTTGCGCAACTCGTCCGTCACGTTCTGATACTTGATGACCGGCTTTGTGCCCGCGAGTGCGCGCACCTTCCCGTAATCGCTTGCAGCCTGCGTGTCGCGAGCCGTCGCGATCTTGCCGACGGCGTCGCTGTACGCGCTGCGCAGTCGGTTGCCGATCGCTTCCGGATCTGCGATGTTGTGCGTGCTTAACTGATCGGCAAGCTCGTTCACTCGGCGCACGCCAGCGGCCACTTGACGCGCCTCGTCGGCGTTCGCCGTACCCTTCGACGGGAACAGTTCGCGCAGCCGGTTTTCGAGGAACTGCAGCGACGAACTTCCGGTTTCCTGCCCGAGCGTGAGAGGGATTCCGGACGACTGCGACGCGCGCGCCCCCTCGCTTTGCGGCGGCTTCGAGATCTGGCCGGGTCGCGCGGTTGCGAGACCACCGCCGAGACCGCCCAGAAGCGTTCCTGCCAGCCTGCCGGGTGTGCCGCCAAGATCCTGACCTGCCTGTCCACCCAGCGCGCCGCCGAGCTGCGGAAGAACGCGTCCCACCAGCCCCTCGCCAGCACCCGGCAATGCCGCAGCAGGCAGCGCCTGCAGGGCAGCGGCACCGTAGCGCTGCGCAGTTGTGCGCGGTTCGGCAGACGGACCAATCACACCAACCTTCTTCATCGCCGCTTCGAGCGCGTCGCTTCCGACAGGGAGCCTGTCCGCCGTCGACGGAAGTTTCACGGGCGGCTTGCCCTTCCCACCTGTCACGAAGTCCAGCGCCTTGTTGAACGCGCGCGCGGGCAGGTCAACCAGATCCTGAGCCTTGCCTGCAACCGAGCCGACGGTATCTGATACACCCTTTGCCAGATTGCCCGTCACGAACCCCGTCATGCTCTGCGGCGGCTGAGATGCTGGAGGCTTTGCAGCAGGCGCTGGAGCGCCGCCCGACGCTGCAGGTGCAGCGCCAGACGCAGGCGTTCCGAGGCGTTGCTGCAAGATCGCAAAGGCCTGTTCTTTGGTCGCACCATCGGGGCCCTCCACATCGTACGTCTTGCCCTCTGGCGAGGTGAACGTGAACTTAGGCATCTCAGTGCTCCGTCACCGACCATCCCGACGGCAGGCCGCCACCCACGGGCGGTGGCGGATTGGCCATCGGCTTGCCGCGCGTGACGGCGTCGCGGAACTCGGATCGAACCTGTCCCGGCGACTTCTGGGCGGCCGCCATTTCCTTCTTCATCATTGAAATCACAGAAGCGAACTGTTCGGGCGTCTGCGCCGTATTGAGCATGTCGCGCGCATGCTCCTTGTCCGACACCGTCGGCGTGCCACTCGGGCTGATCGCGCGTGCATACGCGTTGATGAGCGAGTTCGTCGCAGCGCCAAAAGCGACGATCTTCGGATCGCCAGTGTTCGTCTGGTATGCGTTGAGCGCCTTGTTCGCCGGCACGAACTGTGTGCGCGGCACAGACTGCGAAGCTTGTAACGCGATGTCGGCGAACTGGTCGGCCTCGTTGACAGCCATCCCGGCCTGCGCGGTGCGCGTGCCAAGCGATCGCTCACCCGCTTTTACGCCTTCGAACTCGGCAACGGAAGCAGCGACGTCTTTCCCGCTCATGCCCTGAGATTGCGCCTGCTTGCGCACCTCATTGCGCAGCGCGACGAGGTTCTTCGAACCCTGTGCGCCGCGCCCGAGGTTCTGGAGCACAGTGCGGTCACCTGCAAGGTACTGCTCGGCCATGAACTTCAGATCGTCCGGATCGAGTGCGGCGTTCGGATCGCCCTGCAGACGGTTATTCAGGGACGCCCGCCGAATCTCCATCATCTGGCCTTGGATGGCGAGCGAATCCTGATGCGCTTGCATCCGAAATTCGAGCGACTCCTTGCGATCGGCCGCGCGCTGATCGGCTTCGTCTTTGCGCTGCGACAGCTGCGCCAGCTTGAGTTCGTTCGTGAATTGCGTCTGCAACTGAGCAGCCTGCATCTTCGCCTGCGAATCGAGCACAGGCTGCAACGTCTGCAGACCGGCCATCAGATCGGCACCGGACAGACCCTGATCCTGCAACACCTTGATCGCGTTTTCGAGCGACAACTGCCCATTCGGCGGTTGCGGGGCCGACATGGGTTGCGGAGGCGCCGGGATCTGGGACGGCATGGTCTGAGAAGCGGCCGAACCGCCGCCCGCCGTCGGCATGGGCCTGAACGGAGGCAACGGCGGCTTCACGCCGCCCGGCGCCGCCCCCATCCCTGGCAACGGTGCAGCAGCTCCTGCCTGGGGCTGCTGAGGCATGCGCGCAGGCTGAGAGGGTTGGCCGGGCATCGGCGGTTGCGGAGGCGGCGGCGCCATCTGCGGAACCGGCTGCGGCTGCTGTTGCTGCCCGATCAACTGCGGCAGCGCGTTACCAGCGGCGGCAAGGGCCGCCTGTTGGCGTTGCCGATCCTGCTGCTGTTGCGCGAATTGCGCGAACTGCATCTGCGCGTACTGTTGACGCAGCGCTTCGTCGCGGGCTTGCTGCTGATAGGCGATGTACGAAGGAAGGCCCAGGATGCTTGCCACGATGCCTCCTTATTGCAGCGTGAACCCGTACGAGTTGCCACCGCCGCTGTAGTAGGGATTGGACGTGAAGGAGCCCGCGAAATCGCCACCTGAGAACGACCCCGAGGCGGGGTTGAAATAGTTGCTGAACGCGTTACCCAACGTGCTCTGCACCTGAGGATTGCTGCCGATGCTCTGCACGCCTTGAGAAAACAGGGAGCCCGCCGCGCCCGCTGCTTGGGACTGTGCCTGAAACGGCACGGACTGCGCGCCGGTACCGTAGTTCAGATACGGGATGATCTGGCTCTGGATGCCAGAGGCCGATGCAAGCGGACCGGACTCGACGCCTTGCGCGTACTGGCTTGCTGCCTGTCCCGGCACGCCTGCCAGCGTCATGCCCACCTGATACGGCAACTGACCCGCCTCCAGCGTGTAACCCGGAGCGGCGCTCGCCTGCTGCGTCGCAAGCTGACCGTAGCCACCTGCCGTCGCCGCTGCGCCCGTGTAACCCTGCAGACCCTGCAATGCGCGCGAGAGCTGGTTGTTCTGCCAGTCGATATTGAAGTTCGACATCGCCTGATTAGCGACGCCGGCGCCGGCCGCCGAGGAACCGAGCCCATACATCGAATTGGTCGCGCCAGTCTGATCCTGCAGCTGCTGGGCCGTGCGGTTGTACAACGCGTTCTGCGGATCGAGCCCGAGGTTATAGATCTGCTGGCCAGCGCCGAGCAGCGACGCCTGCGTGCCGAAATTCGCCTTCGACTGATCGAGCATCGTCTGAGACAGATCGCTGTACATCTGGCTCGCGGCACCAGCGCGATCCTGATAGTAGCCACCATAACCGCTGGGCGCGGCCGTGCCGAGCATCGCATCGAGCGACTGCTGATAGTACGGCATCAGATTGGAGATGCCCTGCTGATTCCCCGTCTGCTGTTTCAGCAGATCCTGCCACGACTGATCAGCCGTGCTGAGACCGGTCGGCGTGTAGTAGTTCGGCCCGCCGCCAGAAACTGAAGGCGAGTTCGAGCTGGTGATGAGCGCACCACCGATTGAACCCGCTGCAGCGATTGCCGCGCCCCAAGGCATGTTTTCACCTCACGATCAGCACTTCGTCGATCTTCTCCGGGTCAGCGACATCGGTCGCATGAACACAGAACCACGTAATGTCCGAAATTGCCCTGATGCTATGTTTTTTTCCCGCCAGAATCTCTATGACGCACGGACCGTGATGGACGGTCATTTCGCCGTCCAGATCGACGATCACCGAGCCCGACCCGAGAATGCCGAAATGGTCGTACACGTGTTCGTGCGTCTCGACGTTGTGGTCGGCCTCAAGAGTCATCTCCCGCACATAGACGCCTGCAGAAAAGTGATGCTTGATCATCGCTCGCACTTGATGCACGTGATCAGCGTGATGCGGTCTTCGTCGCCCTCGTTCACGACCTCATGTTCCTTCGTGTTATCGAAGTACCAGACGTCGCCGGGCGCCATGATCACCTGCTCGTCTTCGACGCGGTTCCAGCACTTCGGATTCGACTGCAGCACGACATACAGCTTCGTGTTGTAGTGGTGCACGTGCCAGTTGTCGTCGACATGCGGGAGTACGCGGCCGCCCGGCGGGATCTTCGTGATCATCACACCGCCCAGGCGTGTGCCTTCCACGCGGGCCATCAGACCGAACACGATCGGACGCAGTTGCGGCAGCGCATACCATTCCGGGTAGAAAACGGGGTCGTGCGCATCATTGAAGCCGGTATAGTCGCCCGCCTTCTTGTACGGCTTCTCATCGTTGTAGCGAAGCCAGATGTCCGACACGTCGGCGTGAGGCGAACCTTCCGTCGCTGTGCGCGCAGTGTGCCGATCCCACAGATTCGGATTGCGCGCGAGCGCCAGAAGAACAGGTGCGGTGTCGATACCGCCCGCGATTTTTACGAAGTTCCTCATTTGCCCTTCACCTGTTGATAGACGTGCATGCCGCCTAGACCTAGCATGCCGAGCGTGAGCGTCGACAATTCGCTCATGTCCATTTTCTGAACGACGACAGGATGGTTCAGCGCTGCGGAGACCGTCACAACCAGACCCGACAGGACATAATTCCACGCGTACCCCATCACGCACACCCAGCCGAGGCCTCCGCGCCAATGCTGAAGAGGGTCCGTGCTCTGCGCTTCGGTTTTGTTGATGTCCATTTGCCCCTGGATCATCGACAGCACCGCGGCGAGCTGCTGCTGTTCCTGCTGCGTCTTGTCAGGCCAGATACGCGAGACAACCGTCTGCGCCAGATCCATTCCGGCGGTGAGCGGGTCAAGTGCCATCGTCTACTCCCAGTGCGACGCGCGCCATCTTCCACAGCAGCACGCGATCATCGAAACCGTTCAACCCGCCGTTGATGTGGCGCGTGATCGTCTCGAAATCCATGATGTCAGCCAGCAGGTTGCAGCCGTGCGTGTTCCAGAACCACGCGGCCGACAGCGACGCATTGCCCGGTTGCTCAAGCAGCTCCGGCTGCGATACGAGATCGAGGCCGAGCGCGTCTCCACATGACTGGTAGTTCGCGCGGCCCGTCACCTGAATGAGCCCGCGCCCGCGATACCGGAATCCGTCGCCGTTCTGCGTATTGCCGAGGTCTTTCGCCTTCTCTGAAGGCGGCTCGTACGTCTGCTGCACGGCCGTCGGCCCCCACAGTTCGCGCACATAGATCAGGCGTCCAGACTCGTGGCCGATCTGCGCGAGAAACGCTGCCTGGCGCTTTGGCGAATCGATCGCATATAGCGCCATCGCGGCCGTCAGCGGATCCGCCCACGTCTGCGATCGAGATAGCGGTGCGTCGACGCAGGCGGACAACTCCAACGGAGTCATTGCTTGCCGACCGCGTGCAGAATCTCGGTCACCTTGTCGGCCGTTGCTTTCGATGCGGCCTCGATGATGGACGTGATCGAAGACTCAAGCGACGTCAGTTCCTGCGCACGCGAATGCAGGCCCACCAGCGCGGCCAGCTTCTCCGGAATCGATCGCGCATCAGCAACGATCGCGTTGAACTCCGCTTCGATACCTGCCAGAACGCTCATTTCCTTCTCCTAGAAGAACTTCTTGAACCCGCCACCGGCACCATAGGCCGCTGTCGCGATCAACAGATACAGGACCACACGCCACACTAGCGCGAGCACTCCACGGCCAACATTGAGCTGAAATCGCTGCGTGATGCCGCTCTCTATCTGCGCGGCGATTGCTTTCACGTCTTCCTCGGTTAGTGTCCGATTTGCCATGTTTTCCCCGTGTGTGGACATGATGTTTGTGGCGGCTATCGTCCTTTTTTTTCCTGGGCGTCAGAAATCTGCTGTGACGAGTCGACGTCTCTGAGTGGTTTTCTGCTAGCGCCAGAGATCATGTTGTTGAATCGGTCCTGCCGCTCCACCACCTCATTTCGCATCGAGTCGACCGACGCCTGCACGCCGCGTGTGACGCGCGCGTTTTCCAGCACCATGACCGGCATTAGCGCGAGCGAACACGCCCACTGATCGCGCGATCCGCCGCTTTGCGGGTCGGTCATCGTGATATGCGTGTACAGCATGCAGTCGTGCTCCATGCACGGCTTCTTGATGAACGGGCAAACAGGCGTTTTGCTCATGACTTGATCCCGATGACACAGTCCGTGTATTTGACCGTCGGCGTTTTGTAGCTCGGGGTGATAGCCGCACCGCTACCGGTGTTCTGGATGTTTGCGAACGAATTCTGAATCGTGATGCCGACACCCGCAGCCTGCGTCAGAGATGTCTGCGACATGGCCGCCGGGCCACCGGATCCCGTTGCAAAACCTCCTGACGTCGGGCTTACCCAAAAGCCGTTTCCTTGTGAGGCGTGTGAGTGCGCCGGGTCAGAATAGGTATGCGTGTGGCCCGAATCGGCGTGACTGTGCGCCGGCAGTTGGGCCACGCTGAGAGTGAATGCATTCAGGTTGAACGTCCCGCCGCCGTTCCACGAACTCCACACTGTCGATCCGCCTGTCGCGCCGCCCGTCGTGGTGTTAAGACGCACAGAGCAGTCGTCGAAATTGGCGTTGGTGTCTGCCGTCCACCCAAGCGGCGCGGCGGCCTGATTGAAAAGCACACGCGTTCCAGTCGGTGCGGTCAGCGTCCCGATCGGATTGGCGTTGGCGTTCACCTGATTGACGATGAAATTGAGGTCGGCCATCACCTGCGAAGCGTCGGCGATGGTGCCGTTCACGAGGTTGTCTGGCAGCGTTCCGATGATTGACATGGCTTACCCCTGATTTGTGTAGCCGGTATCCGCATACCGGGCGAAGAACGTTCCGATAGACGTCTGGTTGATCGGCGTCACCTGCACGTCGATCGACATCTTCTGGAACACCAACGCCTTCGGCCAAGGGATCGTGTAGACGTGGGGAATGCTGGTATTCGAGGACCAGTTCGCAGCGCCCCAGATAAGCGTGCCCCACAGTGATCCCGACGGCGGCGTCTGCACGAACGTCGATGCGAGCGTGTTTCCCTGATCGTCGACGGCAGTCAGGTTGAAGTTGACGCCGGCGCCTGTCGACGCGAGTTCGATCGTGGACTCGATGACCTGCACCTGCGCCATGTGTCCCGTCTTCGGGAAGTTCGCCGAGCGCATGCGCGCCATGAACGGGACGCCAGCATCCGAATAGCCGCTGTTCGATGTGGGAATCGTGCTGCTCACAAACAGCGCGGCGCCCTGCCCAGCGCTCGACAGCACGAACTGGTTTCCGTACTGCGCCGAGCAGTCGTACGGGAACGAGTGCGGGCCCGTCCAGCGCTTCCGGCGAATGTCATACCAGTAGTCATTCGTCTGCGGCTGCCCCTGAATCAGCGTCGGCACACACACGCGATAGATGTTTCCCGAGAACGAGGCAGAGATCCTAGACGGCTCGGTGGCATTCTGAAACGGCACCTGCAGATCCGGCGGGAAGTCCGTGCCCGGCCGACTCGACAGCGGCACCAGCGTGCCGAGGAAGTTCAGGATGTACGGCGCATCCTGCCCGGCGAAGAAAATCCCGAACGGTCCCTGCACAATGCTGCGCGGCGCGATGCATCCCGTCGTCAGCGAGATGTAGTTTTCAGCGAGATTGTTGCTGGTGGGATCGCCCGTGATCTGCCAGATCTGCGATTGCTTGAACACGACCAGCGCGCCGATCACGCCAGCAGATGTCGTCTGGATCGGCAGGCCCGACTGCGCAATGATGGGCGTCGTGTCGCCCACCGTTACTGCCTGGCTGGCGTTCGTACGGGTGAGAGGATTCAGGACGTCGCTGAATTGCAGGGTGTTGGCAACGGAGAACCACGCGCGATTATTGAAGTTCGCAACCGAAGTCGGCACACCCGTCAGCGCGTTTGTCGCGAGATTCGACGACGACCATGCGGGCGCGGCCGGATTCGAGATGTCGATAACGCCGAAGAAATTCGAGCCGGTACCGTTGAACCCCGGATGCGTGACGATGACCTTCGTGCTCACCACCGTCATGGTCGGTGGCGTCCACGGTCCGCTCGTCGACGGCGACGACGGTGTATTCGCCGCCGTCACGCCGCTGATTGCAATGAACGTGTTCGTGAGCAGGTTGTATGCAAACGGCTCGTCGTGTCCTGGGTTTCGACCGCTCGACACCATGCCGTACCTGAGTAACGAATTCACCTACGCTGCCCGCGTTCGCATTGTTGTTCGTTGTCGTGCCGACTATGCCGTTTGTCTGCGATGGCGTGAAATTTCCAGTTGCGCTCAGTGTCGTGAAGCTGCCAGCATTCGCTGCTGTTCCACCAATCGCGGGCGGCGAAGCGAGGTAGTTCGTGAAGCCCGCTCCCGATACGGTTCCTGACACTGACAGATTGGTCAGGTTGAGCGTGGTCGTCGTGAGCGACGAGAAAGTACCTGCGGCCGGCGTCGCGCCACCGATCACGGCACCGTCAATCGTCCCGCCCGTGATCGTCGGATTGTTCCCGAAGACCGGATCAGCAGACGTCACGCCCAGAAGCATCTGCCCAGTCGTTCCCGGCCCGACCTGATTGATCGCGGACGTCGTCTCTCCAATGAGCACCGCCGATTTCGTCAATGTCTGGCGCCCGGTGCCACCCTGGCCGACAGAAAGCGGTGTCGTCAATCCGGTCAGGGACGTGATATTGGCATTCGCGCCGGACGTCGCGATCCCCGAATTGCAACCGAATCCGGTGCCGTTGGTCCACTGCAGCGCCTGCGCGGCGCCGTTGCAGCCCGTAACGGTAATGGCTGTCGGACTGGCGATAGATCCCGTTGCGTTCCCGACCAGCGTATTTGCCGCTTGTGAGGCCAGATTCGCCAGCCCGATCTTGCCGGTCGCGGTGAACGTGCCGTTGAAAATCGCATTGTTGACCGTGGCGGTTCCCTGCACCGTCAGGTTGTTGTACGTCGGGCTCGGATAGCTTTGCCCGAAAGCGGACGCGGCGATGAGCAGCGCAAGCGCCGCGGTGAACAGTCGTTTCATGGTCGACCTCTTACGATTGAGCGAGCGTGCCGCCGTTGTTCCAGAGCACGCCAGCTTGTGCTGGCAATGAAGTGGGCAAAGCGTTAAACCATGCGAGCATTGCCGCTGCGAACTGCGGGCTGATCCCGCTCGCGAACGAATTGAGCGCAACGGTCGTTTGCTGCGCGAGTGAATTCAGCCCCTTCTGGACCTCTTCGGGCGGAACATCCTTACCTTCTGCACGAACGAAAGGAGGGACGATCAGGAACGGATCAGCCATTGAGAGCCTCCAGACGTTGCTTTGAACTCGGATGCAGCAGGCTCGCCGGCTGCGGGAATCGCGTCAGGAAAGAACGCATGCCCGCGGCAAGCCCCTGCTCTTTCACGTAACGATCGGCGGCGAACTCCTGTTCACGGCACCGCGCATAGACCCATTGCGGCTCGCGCAGCACGCGCAACGACATCACCCACCAGAGACGGATCCACACATCACGCTTCACGATGTGCGCCTTCTCGTGCATGAGGACTGCATCCTTCTCAATGGGAGTAAGCGTGCGAAAGTACTCGCCGGTCTGGATTGTTCCCCACGGCGTGCAGCGCGCGACGAAGCGTTTCATCGCGAGTCTCCCGTGGGCGATGCGAGTTGATCGGGGTGAATCGTTCCCGCCGGTCCCTGCTGACGCGGCACGCCTGACCGACGATCCCCGCCGTGAGATTGGGCCTCCCGCCAGTTTGTCGCCGCCGAGACGATCATTGCTTGCTGGCCGGGCGTCAGGTGGCGTCGATGAAGATTGACCGACAGAACGTACGACGCGATGTCGAAGTCGGAAAAATCGAGTTCGACCGTGCGCGGCTCAATGCCCAGTTCGACGCATGCCTGATAGCGGTTGCCACCATCTAGGATCTTGCCATCGTGAACAATGATGTCCTGAAGAAGCCCGTTGGTCTCAATGTCAGCCTTGAGCGCTTCGAATTCCTTTTCCGTCATGCGGGGGAACAGCGTGCAAAGCGGATGCAGTTCGAGGCTCATCAGCAAGCCTCCAGTGCCAGACGACGGATCAGGAAACCCGTTGCTGCGAACGGAAGCAGGCGCCGGTTATACGCAGCCATGATGGCTCGCTTGAGTAAAGTACGCATGCGTCACTCAGCGCGGTAGTTGAGAGGGTCGGCGAGGTACTTATGGCACTCTTCGTTCTTCCAGACGGTGCAACGAGAGTTCAGCTGGATGCGCTTCGGGGCGCGGCCCGCGAGAGACAGCTGTCGCCATTTCTCGCGTCCGAAGGGAAGGAACGGGCTCAACTGGCTCCAGGTGGAGAGGCCGGTGAGAGGAAGGGATTTGAGACGGGGATCGTCTGCGTACTTCTTGCCATCCATACTTTTCACTCCGTGGTGAATGTTTGTATGGATGGCAAGATATCGAAGGAATTATTCGGTCGTAACGGTGGTAGTTTCTGGATTTTTATGTTTTGCCGTCGTGACAGTAACAGCTTTTATTTCTTCATTTAACTGTCGCCAGTGGACATCAAACTCCGCACATAACCGTTGTATGTTTCGCTCGCTCAAGGGTGACGCGAACCCTTCCAGCTCCATCAGGATGTAGATGTCCGAAGGGCGATACTTGCGCCACACCAGATGGTTTGCGCGAGTCATGCGAAACACGAAAAGCCTCTCTTTCGCAGTCTTGTCGAGCCTCTCAAGCGGATACATGGTATCGATATCCGTTTCCTCCATGGCCTGCAGAACTCGAAGCCTTTTGTGAAAATCATCGTCTATCAGCTTCAGGTTTTCCTCTCCGTACGGCGTTAGAGTTACGAATCGGTTCGTGATCGCCCGATCGGCTTGAAGATCAAGGATCGAATTCATACCGTCAATTGCAGACCGGATTCTTGAAAAATACTGTCGCCTATTAGAAATCATCTTCGTCGTGGAATCGCCGTAGTGATACTCGCCGATTGCCGAGATCAGCCTAACAAGCCATCCCACGTAAGACCGCTTGTGCACGCCAAGAAGCATATCGATACGATCTTCGAATCGCCTTTTACCTCTCGGGTTATCCATTTGAGCAGCTTTATGGAAGCTTTCGTAGTATCGATCTATCCGTTGTTCATCGTAGGGTCGATCGTCGGGATTCGGAGCGTCAGTTATTTTCCAGCAACGCTCCTCTACCCGTCGGAATGCATGTTGGTCAGAGAGCCAAGATAAGACCTCATCTTCATCGAGGCTATCGAAAGATTTGCTGCGCGCCTGCAACGCAATCTCAATCAACTGTTTCGCTATCTTCGGATTTTCGTCCAGAAACATCTCGCGGTTGAATGCCGGTCGAAGGTAGTTGATCCCCAAATTATCGATTCTGTCCATCGAGGAATGGAACGCAGCCTCACTAGGAATTGTCATTTTTTATCCTTGTCTTCTAGTAGCCCTGAGCCTCGTGTTTCGTCAGATCCAGAGCGGTATCCGACGACACCGCATCGAAACGAATGAGATGTCCCGCGTACTGCGACGGTACCGTGCGCTCCATCGTGTCGTACACATCCTTCGTGATCACGACGCGGTCTAGGTCATCAATCATCTTCCACAACTGCGCCGGCGCAATGCCGCGGTCAGCATCGATCTGAAACCCGATCATGACGGGCCCGCCCGGCGTAGCGCCGTACACGCGGGCCTCCATGGTTCGCTTGTTGTCCCACTCGTCGACATAGATAACCAATCGTCGTTCGAACACCGCCGCCTTAAACTCGGCGTCGCGGTCGACCGAATTTGATGATCCCCGTCGGACAACAAATGCGCGATTAATATAGTCCACCTTCATGCTCCAATGAAAATTCGACAGAGCCAGTCATTGTGGCTCTGCCGAACAGATTCACCATTAACACAGTCTGAATATCCTACCCCGTCACGACAGCTTCCGAGCGTCCTCGGCTACCTGAGCGGACAATTGAGCCAGCGCCGCCACTTCGCTCGACAGGTCGTTCATCAGCCACATCAGGTCGCTCTTCGCCTGGTCGTTCATGGTGTCGAACACTTCGAAACCGTCGGCGCTGAGCACCAGCGTCAAGGCGTTGAGCTTGCGGGCCTGAATGGCACACCATTCGACCGCCGGCATCTGGACGTTTTCTACGACCGTCGCTGTCTTGCCACCCTGAAAGCTCACCTGCAGGCCGAATTCGTTCACTTCGAAGCGCTTACTCATGGCCGCTCTCCGGGTTCAGTTGTGCAATACGAGCGCCTGTGGCGTTGATGTCCTCGACGAAGTCATAGATGTAATCGGTGAGGCACTCGATCGCGCCGGCCAGATTCTGCTTGGTCAGATTGTCCAGACTGCTGCTGCAGACGCCGTCGAGGTCGTCGCCGATCGAGTTGTGCAGGATGCGACCGATCGCAGCAATCCCTCGTGAAGCGCGCGCGATCTCGTTGATAGCGCCGGACCGCACCTGAATGAACTCCGGTTCGTTTTCGGAAACCCAGCGATCCTCGGTCAGAGACGGACGCTTATCCATGGTTGGCCTCGCGCTCCGGGGATTCGTTGACTGCCTGGTAAACGCTTCCCTTCATGCTGGTTGCCGTCTCTCTCCAGGTCGTGGCGAGATAGTTTCCCATCTCTGCCATCGTCTCAATCGAGAACATTGGCATGACCGATTCCTTATCCTTGCACTTCTGGCCGATGTCGTAGAAAACCTGCGCAAGCCAGCCAAGCACATTGCCGAGATTCTCGATATCTTCGGCTGCTGACTGGACTGCTCTTTTGAGTGTCGGGATATCGCAGACTGATGTCTGCGCGGTTTGCTCAGGACGAGCGGATGAGTTGGTCGTCATTGTGGACTCCTTCGTTTAGGAGCCTACCCCGACCGTCGCCAAACGGAATGGTGGGTAGGCATACGGCGGGGTTGGCGAACCGGAACGAAGGAACCGGCAGACCCGAAGGTCTCCCCACCGCAGCCCACCCATAAAATGGGTGCACGCGATGATACTACGGACGAAAAAATACCGCCAATTGGCGGCGGTTTCGTGTCCGCCTTCGTCTCAGGTCGCCAAACCCGGTCGCTGTTGTCTCAGCGACAATTAATCGTATGCCGCCAACTTATCGGCGTCAAGCGACAATTTGTAAACGCGTCATCCGCGATTCTTCATGTACATCTTCCTTACCTCGTCAACGCCGCAAATGCGCTCCGCCAACCGCAACGGGCGTTCGAGTTCGACCTTCAGCTTGGCACCCTCCTCGACGTAGTACGCGCGTCCGACCTTGATTGGTGGTGGGAAAATCTTGCCCTGTTGGACCCACAGGCGTGCCGTGCGGATTGCAGGAGGCGGGTAGAACTCTCGTTTCAGCCATTCGTCCAAACGTATCTTCATAGATCCACCTTTACCTCCGATGGAGGATAGTATGTACGGTGTTCGCTACGTGACCATCGCGAAATTCTGTGAACTGACCGGCTACACACCATCGGGCGTGTACAACAGGAAGTGTAAGGGGATATGGCTTGAGGGAACTGTGTGGACATACGAACCAGGCACGAAGAAGATCCTCATCGATCTCGAGGCCTTTGAACGGTACGTCGAATCCGGCGAACCGATTCACGAGCAGTTTCGCAGAACGCTCGCCCGTTCGCCGTCTCCACCGAATCTGACCGCGGCGACGAAGCGACGATCGCCATTGCTTCCGAAGCTTGATCCGCCGGAACCACGTCGACGTCGATCGAAGTAGTCGTTCATTTGAGCTTCACGCGCAAATCGGCAGGACACACGTCGGATACCCACCGATCGGCGCGAGCCCGCCACTCTGCGTACCCTTCTACGGCTCTCCCTCCCGCAGCCAGGCGTCGATCGAGTTCAGCTAGATATCGGCGCATGAACTCGACACGGGCCCAGCTCTCTGCCTCGAATACGAATTCCTCAAAATCGATCTGCTCGTCGAGGATTCGTCGGCGTTCCTCCAGCTTCATATGCTCGAGCAACGCGTTGCGGGCTCGCTTCTTCGGATCGTGTTTTCGAAGTTCTTGCAGAGTGATTGGACCTCGCGGAGCTCGCCACGATAATGGAGGCGCGCTCGGTACTGGCAGACCCCTCTTCAGATGCGACCAGTACGCCTGCGGCGGCCGCGGTATGCCAAGTTCCTCGCAGGCCCATTTGATCGCGGGACGCGTCACCCCGTACTTCTTCCCAACTTCCATCATCGGCATGCGCCAGACTTCCTCGTATAGCGTTTTTCGATCGATGCTCCCTTGCATGGTAGCCTCCGAAGAAACGACACCCCGATGAGTTCTAGCATGCGATCCGCGAAACCTCTACCTAAGGTCACCAGCCCGAAGCTCGTTCCTCTCCGTGTCTGGGCAACACAGGTGTTCGGCGACTACGCGCCACACCGTAATACTCTCCTAAGCTGGGTCAAGAACGGACTGATTTACCCTATGCCGATTAAGGTCGGACGACGGTATTTCTGCAGTCCCGACGCAGAGTACTTCGATCCGGTTGCGCATAAGATACGACGCATGGTCGATGGGTAAGGACAAGGATGGGAGCCATGAGAGATTAGCGACCGTGCGCGCTTTCGTAGTCGCTAATGAACTCGCCCAGCCTGTTCACCAGCGTTGCCAGGCGGTGCTTTTCATCCCCGCCGCCGGCATCAAGCAGGGCGTTCACGACCATCACGGCCCGGTCGTAGTCGGCCTTTGATTTGATCGGTCCAGACGGCGCTGCCTTTTCAACGTCGGAAAGCGAAGCCTCGATCAGACGCTCGTCGCCGCTCGAAAACGCTTCACGCAGATACGCCGCTACCGTTTCCTCATTGTCGAGATACTTCGAGGCATCGAAGGGCGTGACGCGACCGTCCCGCATCGCGGCAAGCGCGTCCATGCCGTCCTTTAGTTCGCTGAAGAGATTCCTTTTCGTCATCGATTAGCCAGCTTTTCAAGGACTTCACGGTGCTCTTCAACGACCATACGTAAGGCCGCCATCAAGCGCTCCCGGTCTTCGACGGTCGTCATGTCGGACGTTTCCCTGGGCGGTACTTTCTGGCGCGGCTTCAGCTTTATGCCGTGGATTATTTTGGTCTGGTTCATCGTATGTCTCCGAGGAGCAATCTGTACGATAATAGCCGCGCCTCCGGCGAAAGCCGGCTTGAGTCTGTCGCATGTTAGGTGCGGCAGCGGCCCGGATCGATCCGGGCGCAGTCTGCTCATAAGCGAGCATACCCCACTTATCACACATAGAGATATCGCATGTTGAACACAGATCGCCGCGATGTCGAACGGAGAACCGTCGGGCGGGGAGCGATCGCGGCTGGGAATACAGCGCTCAGAAATACCTGAGGCTCCGCTCAGTTCATCGGAACGGCGAGCGGAGCCCGATTGATGATTATGCTTTTGGCGTGACACAATTCGGGTTCTCTCAGGCTCTGGGGTAAGCCCTCGGTAGTACCCAGAACCTTTTGCCGGCCGGGCTCGTGCCCGGCTCTTTTTCTACAGCCGCTGCGCTAGAATGGGCCACCTCACTTCGCGGATGTAGCCCAAATCCATGCAGAATCCAAAGCTGCTACACAGTTTGCTGGATTACCTGGAACTCGTTGACGCTACGTCGGATGTAAAGGACGCCTTCGTTGAGCGTTGGCGCCGGCTGGGACCAGCCGAAGCCTATCCGTGTCCGATATGCTTCACTCGGGGCGAAGCACAACCTTTGGCGATCGTTCCCGGGCGGGAGTCGTGCTACTCGTGTCCAGCCTGCCGCACCTTATTTGAGCTACCGGCGTGAAAGAGGCTGACGAATTTCACAATCGCGCCGCAATCTGCTCCGACGTCTCCCGGTAGTAATGCTCCTGCAACAAACGCAAATCCTTGTGGCCACTGATCTTCGCCAGAGTCATCACGTCGACCTTCCGGGACAATCGGGTCAAAGCCTCCGCACGGCTATCGTGGAAGTGCAGATCTTCGATCAGAAGCGCCGTCTTCGCCTTTCGGAACAGCGCGTCTAGAGAAGCTGACGTCACGGTGAAGCAGTCCTCCCGATCGGCGACGGTCTTCAGGAGCCTGACCGCGGACGGGTTCAACGGAATCTCACGCGGCCGACCGGTCAGGTACTGCATCTTGTGCTTGATCGTGACGACGCGCCTTCTCAGATCCAGACTCCCCTTGCCGAGCGCCAGGATTTCTCCTGCTCGCATGGCGGTTCGCAACGCCACGAGAAACGCCAGCGCCACTTCCTGCTGCTTGGTCACCGGAGCGTGACCCGTTCGATAGCCCAACCATCTGACGATCGGTCGGACTTCCTTCCACGGATCGACCCGTCGGGTACGTGCCACCCCATCTGGGGGCATACGCAATCCCTTGAATGGATTGTGATCCAGCCAGTGCCACTCTTCCCGGGCGATGGTGAACACATTGCGAAGCAGATTTATCTCACGGTTGACCGATGCCCCCTGGATGGCCTTTGCCTTGGTGCCATCACGCCGAACATATCCTTTCAGACGGGCGTCGCGCCACTGGGCGACGTGCGGCGTGGTGAATTCGGAGAGAGGAAGGGAAGCGAACTGCGGAAATTCCCGCAGAAACAGATCGAGCCTAATCTTCTCCCATCTGGCTCCGCCCTTGCCCGGCGAGACTTTTTCTTGGTACTCGTTGATTGCGTCTGCCACGGTGCGCGCAGCCGCCTCGGTCTTCTGTTGCTCAACGAGTTTCTCCTCGATCGCGCGTCGCTTCTCGGCAGACGGATCGAGTCCAGCGCGCAGCTGGTCCTTCGCCTCATCTCTTGCTTTGCGCGCCGCCAGCAGCGAGACAGTCGGATAGACGCCAAGGGCCAGACGCTTCTCTTTCCCGTCGACGCGGTACTTCAGGCGCCAGTACTTGGAGCCGTTCGGCATGACCTCGAGGTACATGCCCTGGCCGTCCGTCAGTTTGTAGGATTTCTCGCGAGGCTTTGCCGCGCGCACAGCGGTATCGGTTAGGGGCAT